AGAGACTGCACTACGATTCCGTGACTTTCTTAGCCGTTGTAGCTTTCAATTCCCGCATGTAATTTACATTGCAGGCAACCACGAATTCTATCACGGGCGTTGGAAGGCTAGCCTACAACATTTGCGTGACGAGTGTGCAAGATATCCTAATGTTTACTTCCTCGAAAACGATATCAAGGTGATAGGTGAAGTGTCCTTTATCGGTGCTACATTGTGGACTGATTGTAACAAGGCTGATCCATTGACTTTACATGCACTAACCGATATGATGAATGACTATCGTGTCATTCGTAATGATGAACTTGGCTTCACTAAGTTGCGGCCAGCACATACTATGCATCGTCATCACCAAACTATGTCATACTTGAAGGCTGTGTTGCCTGACTTGAAAGACAAGAAGGTTGTATTCGTTGGTCATCATACGCCAAGTCACCAAAGTATCCATGAAATGTACAGGGGTGACTATTTGATGAACGGCGGTTATCATAGTGATTTGAGTGAATTCATTTTGGATCACCCACAAATCGTGTTGTGGACTCATGGTCACACACACGAACCAATGGACTATATGATTGGAACAACAAGGGTGGTGTGTAATCCTCGCGGATATGCAGGCCATGATAAAAATGCAGATGTGTTTCAGTTGGCATATATAAATGCATGAATCATTTGTTTATAATAACCAGTGCCATTAATACACGATTTGGTCATCACACTAGAGAGGATAGAGTACTTCAAACATTACACACCTTAAAAAGTGTGTATGAAAAAGCACCGGGTGCAAAAATTGTTGTAGTAGAATCCTCAGCTATTCCTTTGGAACAAGATATAGTTGATAAATTTCAAGACTCCACGCATTGTTTTATTAATATGTCTGGTAATGAGATGTTAGCTGACATTCACGAAAAAAATGAGAATTGGGATATTGTTAAAAATGTGAGTGAAATTATCTGCTTTCATAGCGCATTAAAGATGTTAGATAATTCTGATATGTTAACTGGCATTGACCGTGTGCATAAACTATCAGGTAGGTATAGGTTGAATGATAAGTTTGACCTTAACCTATATGAGAAACAAAAAAATAAAATTATAGTGGGCACAAAATTACCCACTCCTTTCAACAAGGTAGTTGATATTCCTTATCAATATGTATCTAGGCTTTGGTCCTGGCCTATTAAACATCACACCAAAGTTAAAAAGTTTTATAGTGATGCCTTTACTGAAATGGATATGCGATTACGTGCTGGACGATATGCCGATATAGAACACTTGCTTTATAAAAATCTGCCACCTAAGTTAGTATATGAAGCTGAATTTATAGGTGTAGAAGGCAATTTAGGACAGAATAACCGTTTTGTTCAGAATTAGGACAAAAAACATACACTAGGTGACCATAAGTTATTGCTTTACTAGACTAGATGTTATATAATCACTCTACGTTGTAATTCACAACGATTCATTTAAGAGGAAAATAAAGATGAAAGTAACTAAGCAAGCACGTGTCCTAGAGGCACTCACCAAAGGTGAAGAACTCACCGCAAAGCAAATCACCGCACGTTTCGGTGTTAAGAACCCAACCGCAACCATCAGCGAACTCCGCTTGAGTGGTTTTGCAGTTTACGCTAACAAGCGTACCAACAAACTCGGTGGTACTTATACCAAGTATCGTTTGGGTACTCCTAGCCGCGCAGTAGTTGCCGCAGGCTTCCGTGCTTTGGCACACGCAGTCTAAGTTAATCTTAGCTAAGAACAAAGGGTGACTAGTCACCCTTTTTCTGTTTACATTAAATCATTTTTGTGCTATAATACACAAAAGGAGTATTCAATGGGTTTGTTTCGCAAGATAATGAACAAATTAGGTCGTTATCGTTTAATTCCTGATCGTAGAACTGGTGATGATTATATGCACCGCTACTATCTTTTTCTTAAAGACCGTAAATGGTTTCCATTCAATTTAACACTACATACTATTGTAAAGAGTGATGATCCAATTTTTCACGATCATCCTTGGGGTTACATGACAGTTATTCTTAAGGGTGGTTATTGGGAACATACACCTGTCTTTGACAATGAGGGTAAAAAGTTTGCAGAGTTTCAGACATGGCGTGGTCCAGGTAGTATCATTGTGCGTAAGGCAAATGAATTTCATTGGCTTGAACTTGATGAAAACATAGGCCCTGCAACAACATTATTCTTCATGGGCCCTCAAGTACGTGATTGGGGATTCTTGGTCAACAAAACAACTAAAAAGACACAATGGATTCAACATGAAAATTACTTGACTAACTATCAGGACTATCACAAACGATATGTCGAACCAAAAATTGTAATGAGTAAAAAGAAATTATGAACGAAGAAACTAGAGAAGTATTATTGATACTGCAAGAAGAATGTGCAGAGGTCACCCAAGCAATTAGTAAGTGTTTTCGTTTTGGGCCTGATCAATTAAAGCCAGGCAAAGAACGTACTAACATTAATATGCTTGAAGAAGAAATTGGCGACTTGATGGCTATGATTGAGTTGCTCACCGATATGAAAATTGGGGTATCAGTAGCAGGCATCCAACATGCAAAAAAGAACAAATTTGAAAAATTGAAGCAGTGGTCTAACCTCACTATTAATAAATAATATTATGTCTATACTTGATTGGTTTGTATTATTGGGCGGTACTTATATAGTCTTTAAGGCTGGGGAAATCTATGGCTATTGGACCTTTGCCAAAGCAAAATATCTATCTAATATAGAAAAATCTTTAGATGAGGATGAATCTATAGTAGAAATTTACAAGTTACATACTGAAAAAATCAATGATATACTATATCTGTTCAACTATGATACTAAAGATTTTGTATGCCAATCTAATACAATAGAAGGTTTAGCAAAAATTGCTAATGAATACAAAAATATAAAATTGGCAGCAGTAGTACACGAAGAAAAAATATTTCTATTTCATAATGGCGAAGTAAAAGAACAATGAAAATCAATATAAAGAATTTCCCTAAAAACGGACATCGTAGAAAGTCATCTGTTCAGGTAGATAGGTGGGACACATGGAACATGGATAACACTCTTGCACAGATTATCTATCCAATGTTGTTACAGCTTAAAGCCACTAAGCACGGATTGCCTAGTGAATTTGTAAATGATATCGGTGGTGCAGATTACGAAGAACAAGGTAGTTTTGATTTTTATAAAGAAACACATGATGAAGCCTGGAAAAAGGGTGCAGAACGCTGGGATGAAGTATTAGACAAAATGATTTGGAGTTTTGGACAAATTGCATATGAAGATTATGATGACAAGTATCATCATGGTAAAGGTGACTATGATTGGGTAAAAACTGATACAACATATCCCAATCCAATTACAGGTAAAATAGAAGCAACATATCAAATGGTTGACAAAAATCCTAATGAACATTGGTATGACTACATTGGTCATATGAAACATGAAGAACGAATTCAAGAAGGTCTTGATTTGTTTGGTAAATATTTTCGTAATTTGTGGGATTAACATGAATGCGTTTGATCATATAGTAACTACTTTATCTAGTGATGCATTTAAAGATAATGATTTTACACCCGTCTGTAAATATGAATATGCTATATTCTGTAAAGAGTATGTTTTTGAAAAATTGAAAGGTATAAGTTTTGGTACGGCTTTTCAAAAAAGGTTTGGTGTAAGAGATAGGGTACTAAGTATGTTCAGAGACCAAGCAGATGCAATGGCACATATTAACTACTGTGGTTATGTTAAATGAAACAAAAATTTATTGATTATTTTATGGATGTTGCTGAACGCACAAGTCAGTTAAGCCATGCAATACGATTGAAGGTTGGTGCTATAATTGTGAAAGATGATAGAATCATTAGCATTGGTTATAATGGCATGCCCAGTGGTTGGGATAATACTTGTGAAGATATTGTATGGGATAACGAAGGTGCCAGTGCTTGGCTTGATCCAGAAGAATTTAAACAGAAATATCCATATCAAATGTACAACGAGGAAGCACAGGGTCTTGTATCATGTGGATTAAAAACTAAACCAGAGGTATTACATGCGGAAACAAATTCAATTGCAAAACTTGCTAAATCTAACGAGTCTGGTGTGGGTGCTACTTTGTTTATTACCCATGCTCCATGTTTGGACTGTGCCAAACTTATCTACCAAAGTGGTATTAACAATATTCTATACCGTAACTCTTATCGTAGCGATGATGGTATAAATTTCTTAACTAAGAGTGGAGTCAATGTTACCCGACACCCAGTACAAAACTGAAATTGACATTAAGTTTGGCCAGCTTGCACCGATAATGCATTGGTGCCAAACTCAATGCACAAATGATTGGGGATATACAATAGTTGATAGTGCTGGATTTCATCCTGGAAAATATGAATTTTATTTTGAGGATGAGAAAGATTATGTTAACTTTATACTTTGGAAAAAATGAAATCCTTACTACATCAACTTTATACTTTGGAAAAAATGAAATACTATACCTTTTACCGTGAATCGAATAACTTTGATGATATCTTAAATGATGTTAATCTAAAAAAGAATGTAGATGAAACTGTTCGTTGGGATAACCACTTGCTTATTGGTATCAACGAGTATATCAAAGATATTGACAAAATCTATAGCTATGTAACATTGAAGTACGGGGATGATATGAGAAACAATCTAACTAAAGATTATTCCCCTATTCCAAATGTTGACTATATTCCTATAAGGAAATAGGTCAGACCTGTCTTGCAGGTTTGAGTGGGATAAATTCAAAATTTTCACCCACGCCAATAATACAACTAAGTTTTTCTTTCGTAGCCACTATACTCCAAGATTTAGTTGCAGGGTTAACCCATATACTCATTTTGCTTTTTGCAACATCTTCAGTATCACCAAATGCAATAGGTATCTCACGATATTTCTTTGATAGTAGTTCCACTACAATTTTAGTGTCATCACACTGAGCGTCAAAACTTAAGGTTTGTGCTTCGGCGTATACAAAAGAACTGACGCATAGAAAAGGGATTATTAAAAATTTATATATCATCCCCATGTAGTACCAATTTGCACTGGGCTACTCCTGTTAATACTTGTTCCATCGCCTACCCTAAAGAAGTTATATGAGCCGCCGGCGTTTCTTCCCCAAACAAATAATTGATTACTTGAATTATATGCCATAGCGCCGCCATTGCCTGCGGCAACTTTTGTCCAATTAGAATTAGAACCAATTTGTACTGGGCTACTACGGAATACATTACCACCTGGTATAGGTAATCCCAATTCACCATAACCATTATATCCCCAAGACCATAAGGTGTTATCGGACCTGATTGCCAATACAAAATAATTGCCACCTGAAACAGATGTCCAAGATCCAGCTACCTGTACCGGACTACTCCTGCTAATATTAGTATTATCACCGACACTTCCATAAGGGGAGTTAATTCCCCATGACCATAATTTTCCGTCAGATTCAAGTGCAAGGCCGCCGGCGTTACCTTTTAAACCTACATAAGTAATAGTTTTGCCGGATAAAATTTGAACCGGGCTTGATCTGCTAATTGTAGTACCATCGCCGATAAATCCCCATTGATTATTTCCCCAAGACCATACAGTTCCGTCACTTTTAATACCGATTGCATTATTATAACCAATTGAGGCCATTGTCCAAGATCCTGCTATTTGTACCGGACTACTTCTACGGTATCCTGCAACACCATTACCAAAAGTTCCGTAATCATCATATCCCCATGCATATAATTGACCTAAACTATTGATAGCTGCAGCCATCGTCCCGTTGTCACCAGGACTTAATGCCAATCGTATCCAATTGGTACTTGACCCTATTTGAGTTGGACTTGATCTGGAAGAAGTACCTCCAAGTCCCAGTTTGCCAGTGCCGCCATCTGCTCCCCAACTCCATAAACTACCATCGGATTTTATGCCAAACCCACCCATTGATATTCCCATAATAGACAAGAAACTTCCACCGATTATTGCAGGTGTTGATCTAGTAATTGACGTGCCGTCCCCTACACTGCCTATCTCACCGCCTGCACCTTGATTATTCAATCCCCAGCCATATGCTACCCCATTGGTAGTATTAATCACATATGTATTCAAATCAGTAGTTGCAATTTGATTACTAACAATAGATTGAGCAGGTGTAATACTATTACTTGCACTGCTAGGTGAACTTGTACCTAATGCATTAGTAGCAGTTACTGTAAATGTATATGATACTCCGGTTGTTAATCCAGAAACATCTATTGTACCACTACCAGCTTGACTTAATGTTCCCGTAATACTTCCGGGACTACTAGTTGCTGTGTAGGTTGTTATTGTTCTACCACCATTGAATGTAGGTGCAGTGAACGTCACTGTGGCTGCAGTACTGCCATTTGCAGTAGCAACACCAATTGTAGGAGCGTCAGGTTCTCTTTCTATTGCAAAAGAGGCACCGCCTGTTAAACTAAATCCACCTGATATTATCATTGTATGCTTATCAAAATCATCTACTATTTATCAGTTTTTAATTTGTTTTGGTCTGGGCCAGTCTTCTTTGCTTCTTCTAACATTTTTTCTGTCGCAGGACTAGTGCGATGGGGAGGATATACATGTTTGTGTAGCTCGTTTTTTCTAGGTTTTCTTTTATACCAACTCATTTTTTCTCCTATAAAAAAGCCCCTTTCGGGGCATATTATTCTTTCTCTAAGTATTCGTCAATACGTTGTTTTGCTTCTTCCATACTGGCTGCATAAATTTTAAATCTACCAATATTTTTACTTATTTTAACATCATATGGCATGATTCCACTTAAGGTTTTTCCATCTGGGATTTCTACTTCAATTACAAACTCTCTCAAATTCTTGATGCGATTGACTACGCTTTTGATATCTATACTCATACAATCTCCTATAAAGTATTTATAACGCCATATTGTTCATAATATTTATTGTTTTTCCTTAACCTGTTCGGTTATTGTCGCTGGACATCTAGATGCGTTGTTAAAGTATGTTTTAAAAACATGTTGTTTATCTGATCCATCACACGCATAGTCACATACTTTCAATCCTTCTTTAGTCACAAATGAGTTGTGTAACTTACAAGTTTTGGTTACAATCTCATAATGTTTTTCTTTTTTTGATGATATCTGTGCTTCAATTTTTATAGGCACTGATATACTAATGTTCACGTAATTTGGAATCATTGGCGCAATCAAAGTCACCACAGCTCCGATGCCAATTAATTTTTTCTTTAAAGGGCTCATCTATGATCATCTATAGTCTTTGGTATAAAACCAAATAATTGTCAATAATCCAGACCCGACTAATATTAAAAATAGATAAAATAATAAAATAAATTTACCAAATCCAACATTGTCAAATACCCATTCTAAAAACGTGTACTTATTTTTCTTCATTTGGTGTTATCAATTTCCTGTTTTGTTCTTGATTTTTTTCATCAAGATATTTGATTGCTTGTAAAATTCTTTCGTTCCTTAATTGCTTTTCTCTTTCTAACTCTTGTTGATATGTCTTTTGTTCCAATTCTGGCCATCTCTTTTTCTTGTCATAATGTATCCATGTGAACAAAGCACCCATTACGACAAAAATCATTATTATTCCAACAATAAATGAAATTTCTAATGTAAGATTTTCCATTCTTTTTTTGCGTTTAGCGGCCTTGATTGCATCTTCTTTTTCTTTGACCAATCTAGCAATCTTTTGTTCTTGGATAATTTGTCCACGCATTTCTTGGAATCGTGTCCACAAATCTTTTAGGTCTGCTGGTACGTGGTAAATCATTTGTTCACGTAATTCAACTTCCATCTGTTCAAGTCTGGAACGAATCAATACACGTTGCAATGCTCTACGGCTTAGCGATACATCACCAACGTATACCTCTTTAGATTTCTTTTCTTCTTCATAGAACAATTCTTCAATCTTATCCATTGCATCAAAGAATGTTCCTAATTGGTCTCCAATGACGGACATAACATCATTTGGATCCTTCTCAATATTTGCTCTTACTTCTTTTTTCTTTTGCTCAAACTGTTGACGTTGTTCTTTGGTAGCTGGTTTGCCTTCATGTTGCTTGTTGAATTGCTTGTCCAAATCATCAAGTACTCCCTTTACATCACCGGCTGCACTTTTGATATCTTTGTAAAGTTGGCAACCCTTCTTAATGGCTGCAACTGCGCCATTAGCAAGTGCGAGAAGGGTCAACGGATCCATAGTTGGACTCCTGGATTATAATAAACTTAAGTTTATTATAAAATTAAATTGGAATCCAAAGCCAAACAGCTTGGCTCATCAATAGTATTGCTAGACCACCAACACCTATACTAGCCGAATATAGTCGTGTATTTACTGCAAGAATACTAGCAGTTAGTAACACAATAGCAATCTGTAGTAATGATCCTGCATATGTATACCATGGACTACGTTGTTTAGCTACAGAACGTTCATCTTCTAATTTACGTGCTTTAGCCATCAATTCCTTTTTACCCTCTCCGGATTTAGGATCACTTTCGTAACGGTCTATTTTAGCTTGTAACGCTTCCATTTTCTTTGTGTCTTTGGCAAGGTCTGCATCATCGTGAGCCATTTCAGCTAATGTTTGTTTGATTGATTTTGCTTGATAAAATGCCCAAGTATTGTTAGCATCAATTGTGTTGTTCAATATCTTGCTTGAATTACTGCCGCCCATCAGTGTATTGATAGCTAGACAAGCCGCAAGAATACAGATTACCCAACCTGCTTTATCCTTGATTTGTGCCTCACGTTCTGACCGTGATAATGTTTTGACTTCTGCCATTCTAGTCTCCTTTATAGTTATAATTATAATAATATTTATTGGAAATATTGCCTATATATCTGTGTATTGATAAATATCAATGTGAAAATAAGAGAAATGAATATAAATAACCCAATGCCACACTTATACTTAGACATGGATGGGGTGCAAGCAGACTTGTTTCATGCTGTTGCAAAACGTGAAAATGTAAATCATTGGGATGATATCCCAGATCAAGATGAAGCTATAACTAGATTAAGTTTAGAGGGGCCAGAAGCAGTGTATGACCTATTCCGTAACTTAGGTCCTTTATCCGGAGGTCAAGTTATCATTAAATGGCTCCATGATAACAAGATTCCATTCACTGTATTAAGTGCTCCATTACGTAATGAACAAGAGGCTAGTAAAAAAGCTAAACGTGATTGGTTGGATCAATATAATCCAGGGACTAGTCAAGATGCTATCTTTACAAGACGCAAATTCAAGTATGCTATTACAGATGGAAGACCCAATGTGTTAGTAGATGACTTTAACTATTATCTTAACAGTTGGGCAGAAGCAGGTGGCATTGCAGTCAAACATAGTGACGCAAGCACAGACCACACTATCAAACAATTGACGAAAATATATGAACCCTATTTGGGCACATAAGTATTGACATATTGACAAAAAATGAGTACAATGAAAAAACATAGTTCAAGTTCTACATCGTATGAGGTTGTTACTCATAAAGATGACAACGATGATTTATTATTACCAATTCCTCCTGAACTTCTAAGAGCATTAAATTGGAAAGAGGGAGACGAGATTGCTATTGAATTGGATGATAAAGGGAACTATGTTTTTACTAAGGCATAATTATGACATACGGAGTTAACACCTCTATCACGGTGACATCATCTAATACGCAACCATATGTGTATACAACAAACAACACAGGTAGTATCAATTGGGGAACCAGCAACGGGGCATATACAATAGCTAGTGATCCAAACCTTAAAGGTAGTACATTACATGTTAAGGGTAATGCGGAGTTTGAGGGTGATGTTACTTTTGAGGGTGATATTGCTATTAAAGGTAAGTCAATTAAAGAGTCACTATTAGCTATTGAAGAACGGTTAGCTATATTACACCCTAATGAAGAATTAGAAAATAGATGGGACAATTTGCGAGAACTACGCAAACAATACATGGAACTTGAAGCCGAAATTATAGAAAAAGAAAAGATTTGGGCTATACTAAAAAAGTAGTACTTGACAGATATTCCGTTTTAGTCTATAATACATACATGTTTAACGCTATGACCTACGTATTATGACTATGCACCTCGCACACCCCGCTCTATCAACCGGCGGTAAACGTAAGGGTAAACAGAAATTCCGCAATGCTACTGAGGCTCGCAAGGCACGTGAGTTACAAGCAGAGTGGGAACGTAATCAAGCTAAATGGTCTACTATGTCACCCAAAATGACTACGCCTAAACGTGAGTCACTGGTCTATTCATTATCTACGCCTGCTGGTCGTTCTACTAGCAATCACATACCTAGCCGTAATACAGGTGACGGTATCGGCAATACTAAGCAAATCCCTCAATACACTGGTACTAAGATTATCGGCATAGGTACCATGCACAAGTCTAACGCTGTTCCTATCTTTAGTGATCAGGAAGCAAAAGACATTTCAACAATGCGCCGAAATTAAAAGGAGTTTTAAAACTAAAAACATGGCTAAAGAAGAAGGTATTAAAATGGACGGCAAGGTAATCGATGTATTACCCAATGCTATGTTCCGTGTAGTAATGAGTGCAGGGCCTACTGTAATAGGTTACATCAGTGGCCGTATGCGTCAGCATGATATTAAAATACTGTTGGGCGATACAGTAGAAATAGAATTTAGCCCCTACGACTTAACTAAAGGTCGAATCACCCGTAGACGATAATTTGTCACATATTTGACACATAATGGGCAATAAATATTGTATGCCCTTAAAAACCTATCGCTCTATTTTCATAAGTGATGTGCACCTAGGCACAAAAGACTGTAAGGCTGAAGCCTTAAATAACTTCCTCAAACATAATACATGCGAAACACTATATCTTGTAGGTGATATAATTGATGGGTGGCGCATTCAACAAAACAAGTGGCGTTGGAAACAAAGTCATACCAATGTAGTACGTAGGATATTGGGTCATGCAAAACGCGGAACCAGAGTTGTATTTGTTGCCGGGAATCATGATGAATTTTTACGACCACTAATACCATATGACATAGGATTTGGTAACGTAGAAATAGTAAATCAAACTGAACATATCGGTATAGATGGTAAGCACTATCTTGTAACGCACGGTGATTTATTTGACGGTATAACACGTTTAGCACCTTGGCTTAGTTTTTTAGGAGACAAAGCATATGATTTCATATTGGCTCTCAATAATAAATTTAATTGGATTCGCCATAGGTTTGGTTTTGGGTACTGGAGCCTTAGCTTGTATCTTAAGCACAAGGTTAAAAAAGCAGTAGATTTTATTTTTCATTTTGAACGTAACCTTGCCGGATATTGTAAGAAGCGAGGGTTTGACGGTGTTATATGTGGCCATATACACCATGCAGAAATAAAAGAAATAGATGGTGTCACTTATATGAATGATGGTGACTGGGTTGAAAGTTGTACAGCATTGGTAGAGCATTACAACGGCGCATGGGAAATAATTAAATGGACTAAGGAGTACGATGATGTGGTTACTGATATTGATAGCAGTTCACGTGAACGATCCAACCGATCAACCGGGAAAAGTAGAGATTTACTTTCAGGATCAGAAATCATGTCAACACGCACTAGAAACGATCAAATGGAATTTAAAATTTAAAAGTTTTAAGGTGGTAGGAGAATGCAAAAAACAATTTTAATTATAACAGATAATTTACCGGATCAAATAAATGGTGTCGTTACAACATACAAAAATATTGAGGCGTGTGCGCTTCTGGATGGTTATAACGTTGTTTACATTACTCCCGGGGACTTCCGCTATTTTGATTGTCCTGGCTACAACGAAGTCAAGATTGCCCGTCCAAGGCAGATGGGCAAGAAGATTGAGGCGTTCAGTCCGGATTATATCCACATCGCCACAGAGGGTCCTCTCGGTTTGTCTGCTAGAAAATATCTTTCAAAACATAATTTTAGGTACAATACTGCTTATCATACTAAGTTCCCTGAAGGGCTCCGTGCTTTATTTGGAATACCTGAAGCCATTACTTGGCCTCTAGTTAGGTGGTTTCATAAGCATAGTGGCAAAGTGTTAACTACTACTGACACAATGGTTAAGGAGTTACAAGCACACGGATTTGACGGTGAAATAATTCCATGGACTAGGGGTGTTGACCGCACAATATTTAATCCAAGCCATAGAGTAGCAACGACCGAAAAATATATAGTATGTGTCAGCCGTGTTAGTAAAGAAAAAAATTTAGAAGCATTTTTAGACATGGATTATTCAGGATATCTTAAGGTTATGGTTGGCGATGGGCCAATGCTAGAAACTTATAAGAAAGAATATCCTGATGTACACTTTACTGGGTTTAAAACCGGAATAGAATTAGCACAGTATTATGCAAATGCGGAAGTATTTGTATTCCCTAGTAAATGGGAAACATTTGGACTTGTTATGGTCGAAGCAATGGCATGCGGAACTCCAGTAGCCGCATATCCGGTACCAGGGCCAGAAGATGTGATAGACGAGGGTATTACTGGTTGTTTAAATTCTGATTTAAAACAGGCTGTTACTGATTGTTTGTTTCTACCTAGACACACAGTTATAAAGGGTAGTTATCGTTGGTCATGGGAAAATGCCTGGCAGATATTCCGCGACAATCTTATAGATAAGTAAACTATTTTCCGATAAATACTCTACAATGTATGATATTGTAGAGAGAATTGCCGAAGCAAACACACGAAAAATAGAGATAGATAAACTATCCTATAGTCTTTCTGACCTCAATCCAGTTTTAAGCAAAGCCACTATGGAATATCACTATAGTGATTTAGCCCATGGCTATGCTAAACGATACAACAACGATGAAGGTGATACAGATTTTAACTATGCAGGAGCAATTCTGCACAACATTTATTTCAGTCAATTCCGTGAGCCTAGAGATGATAACACTGCTAATGGTCCTGTACTAAATTTAATTAAACGTAGATACGGATGGTGGAGAGATTTTAAAGAACAATTTAAACTAGAAGCCATGAAGATACAGGGCAGTGGTTGGATTTACATGACATACAACGGAGAAATAAAAACTATTGTAAACCATGAAGTCCGTGATGATATTCTTATACTAGTTGACTGGTGGGAACATGCCTGGGCATTAGACTATCAAGCAGACAAAAGACAATACCTAGAAAACATCTGGAAGATAATGAACTGGGGCCATATCAATACACGTTGGGGTAAGAATTTATGAGAATGACAGAAATAATTCAAATGCCACCGGTAAAAAAGAATATTAATATTAATGCTATGTATAAAACTGCGTTAATTAATATTAAATCAGGTCAGGCATCAAGACTTGTTGGTTTAGACATAGGAGCTCCAAACATTATTGTTCGTAGCCCGGATATGTATCAGATATATGTATTTGATAAAAACAAAAATCCTATCTTCTATGCGGGTATGAGTAAATTTCATAATGGATTAAAAACAGGTGCAGTAGCTAGTTCTCCTGAGGGGCGTGGTCAAGGATACGGGTGGAAAATTTATAATGCAATGTCACAGTATCTAAAAGTACCGTTATACAGTGACAGCACACAAACTGATGACAGTAGAATAGGCATTTGGCAACAACTTATTAAGAATTTCCCAAATCGTGTTGTAGGATATAATCAGGTTGGTAAACAAGATGTAAATACACATGACGTTTATCAAAACTTACCATCAAAAGACCTAGCAGATATAGGGGATGATACCCGTAGGCAAACATTGTTATTAAAATTATTACCTTAAAGGAACTTATATGAAAAAATTATTATTGTTATTAGCATTCTTCGTTGGCTCTGTGCAAGCACAGACTCCTCCCCCTCTGACTATTTGCCAGGGTAAATTTGCATTATGTGCCGCAAGTACATGCACTAAAACAGGAAAAACAATCACAACCAACAACGGTGTCACATATCCTGAAGTTATATGTAAATGCCCTGTATTAGAAGGACCTAGTATTGCTGACCTTACCGCAGGAGTAATGAAGGGAAGTTGCTCTGTACCTGATCCAGAAACACAAGTTTGGAGTTTGTTTGCTCCTAGATTAGTTGAAGGATTTCATTACCCACAAGAAGCTAATAATTTTGTAAGGGTACCGGAAAGTGCTACTAAAGCGCAGATACAAAGTTGCCCCGGGGCGATAGCAGAAGGGTCAACAAACTGTTGGGGCATGATGTGCAAGTACGACAAAGATCCTACTAACGGTACTGTTACAGCATCATGTTCTTGCCCAATTGGACAAATTGCTAAAGGTATAAAATTCTTAACAGAAGCCGGTCAAGGTAACAGCAAAGCATGTTTGAAGCATCCAGTGGCAGCACCAGATCCGTTAGCAAAAACAACTAATCCAACAAAATGAATCTAATCATATCAGAGTCTGCAACAAGTAAAATTGCAGATATTATAGCAGAAGAAGGTAACCCTACTTTAAAACTTCGTATGTTTGTGCAGGGTGGTGGATGCTCAGGGTTCAGCTATGGATTTACCTTAGATGATGCTAAAAATGAGGACGACTGGGAAATACCAGCGGGCGCCTCAAGTGTCCTGGTCGATGCAATGTCGGCTCAATACGTGGATGGCTCAATAGTAGACTACAAAGAAGACCTCAATGGCTCTAGTTTTAGCATCAAGAATCCGATAGCGGTAACTACATGCGGCTGCGGCAGTTCATTTAGTGTTTAAGATAAATACATAATAGGGACAATATATGGCTATTTCAGGACAACAAATCATAAATATAGGGGCAGAAAATCAAGTTTCTGGCAGTGATTCCTTGTATGAGGCCTTCAACAAGTCACAGAATAACTTCACACGATTATTCAATATAGCTAGCCCATACAATACATTCAACACTGGCATAGGAGTGTCTACCTATGCTAACAGCAGTTCTGGTACGGTAACTATAACCAATACCGGAGTCACATCTATCGTAGCTGGTACTGGAATAACTATCTCAGGAGATACAGGGGCGGTAACAATTTCCGCTAGCGGTAACGGCAATGTAGGAGTGACCAGTGTTGGTATAGAATCCACTACATTATTAGTTGCTAATACTCCAATTGTTAGTGCTGGAAACATTTCTATAGAAATGACCGCTATCCCACCAAGCGTGGCTTTTGCGGCAGGTCAATATATTGCCCCGACAATGACAGTTGATCAATATGGTAGAGTAGTTGAAATTGCAAATGGATCAGGTGTTGGTACTGTAACCAGCATAGCACTAACCGCAGTAGGTAATGGATTACAAGTAAGCGGTAGTCCTATAACAGATTCTGGCACAATAGAGATTGTTAACACTGGTGTAACAAGAATCAATGCTGGAGAGGGAATAACTCTTAGCGATACAACGGGTGAGATTACTATTTCATCTACCAATATGAATTATGGAACTGTTACTCGTATTGACTTTTCAAGTAACAATTTAACTATCACTGGATCACCGGTAACATCAACTGGTAACATCACAGTAGACATTCCAAATAATATTACATTGGCTGGTAATGTCATTGCAAATTATATATTAGCAAATACAACATTAGCAACTTCGGGTAACTTGACAGTATCAGGAAATGCAACAATGGGCATTGTTACCGGTACCACATTCAATGGTAATTTTATCGGACCATTGACAGGTACAGTAGGTGCTACTACTCCATATTCTGGTAATTTCACAGCAGTTACTGCTACAGGAAATGTTGGTGCAAACAATGTAAATGTAACTACAGCAGTAACTAGTACAGGCTTGGTTGCAAATAGCAACAGTGGTTATTTAAAATTTACCAATACTACTGGAAATTACACCGGGTTTTTTACACCAAGTTCTATATCAGATTCATCATACTATGTACCAAATGTAACCGGTACAATATATAGTGTATTAGGCATAAAAGACGATGCCGCAACAAAACAACTAGGTTGGAAAACAGTAGTTACGCAAACTATTTCTGTAACACTACGAAATGGCAGTACAACAGTAACATGTCCTCCTGATGTGGTACAAAGAGATTACATGTTAGAAGCAAGAGACGGTTCATTTATCCGTGTTGCTATAAGTTGATAAATATAAAAAAGGATTAGAAAATGGCAAATAGATATCCATTAATTGTAGATTCAAGTTCAGCTATAATTAAAGAGTTACCATCAGCAGATGGATTAGAATTGGGCAATAGCAATATTGCTAACGTAGGAAATATTAACGTAACCTATACTGCAAACTTAGGTGCAGTAGGCAACATTACTATCACTGGCGGAACAAATGGTCAGTTATTAAAAACAAATGGATCAGGTGTGTTAGCTTGGACTAGTGATACTGCGCCACCAGCTGGTAGCAATAGAGAAGTTCAGTTCAATGATGACAGTACCATTAATGCTAGTTCTAATTTTACTTTCAACAAATCAACCCAAGTACTTACTGTAACAGGTAATATATCTGTAGGTAACATCACTAGTTCGGCTGTTGCAAATCTAGGTTCAATTGAAACTCCATTGACAATGGCTGCTGTAGGTAACGTCAGTGGCGGTAACCTTGTAGCAAGTTTAGGTACAGTAAGAATTAACACCTCAGTTCCTGGCGGGACGCCCGGTAATGGTACAGTATCACTTGACATGGCTAATACTAGAATGGCTGTATACCATGATAGTAGTTGGAGATACACACCACTAACAAACAATTTCTCTTTCACAACAGGAACAAATACATTTGCTGTAACCGGAAATCTTAGTGTTGACACTGACATTAGAGCAGGTAATACAGTCATTATTAATAACACAGGTTATCTAGTAATGAATACAGTATCAACTAATACCAAATTTGTTGCATTACAGGCTCCTGCTAGTATTGGCTCACTTGCATATATTGCATGGCAATTACCTAATACTTCTGGTAACGTAGGTGAGTTTTTAACTACAGATGGCGCAGGGGTAATGGATTGGAGTCCACAATTAGCAAGTAGTACTGTACCGCTTAATGCTAGTGCGGCGGGCACTGCAGGAGAAATTGCATTTGATGCAAGCTATATTTATATATGTGTGGCAAGTAGTACTTGGAAACGGGCGGCACTAACAACTTGGTCATAAAAAAAGCCCCTTACTTGGGGCTTTTTTATTTTACTAGTTTCTCTAGCATATAGTCCGTGTACTTTGCTTGACACATTGATACGGCATCGTGAAAGGGCCATTCAATATAAAACGGACAACCAGTTTCCCATTTATGATATTTTTTAAAATATCCTAATTGTCGAAGGTCTTCCTTTTTACTTGGATCAAACTTTCGCCGCTTGTCAGCAAATTCGTTTAGCCTAGTCCAAATTTGAAAAGACATTTAATCACGTTCCATCTTGCTGGCTTCTACGATAACTGCATTTACTTCTTCCAAAGTAGGGCACATAATCTTAGCAGTCTTCCAATCATCTTCATGGTCACGACCTGACACTTCAACCATATAACCGTTATCGTAAAAATAAACAGTTACACTGTCACCGGCTTTTTTCAATTTATCACTTACTTTCATTTTGTTTCCTTATGTAATGGAATAAGGGCGTTGCACCCTTATTCGTTTTTAAACAGTAGCTTCCTGTGTATCAGCGGGCGCAGTAGCCTTGACAGAGGGTTTAGCACGGGCTTTGATTGCATCCATACTAGGCTTAGCATTAGAAGCCTTAACTTTAACTTCACCTTTACTAGAGGTCTTCTCACGATCGGCAAGTGCATCACTGATAGTAGCCTGATCCTCAGCACTTTGGAAATCTGCATGAGCAGCCAGATACTTGAGTGCATCAACCTTAGTCATCTCACTTGGCAACTCAAAGAGGTCAATGCGAGTAGCACCGCCCTTACTGAATTGTTTGACACGGCGAACCATGTCATCAGTGAAACGAACTTTAGCATTGCCGTTGTGAACAGTAATACCTGCGACTTTAAATAGAGTTTTAGCCATTTTGATTCCTTTAAAAAATATAGCTAGTTGATAAAAAATGCTTTTCAGCACAGTTATAATGATAACACAAAGATGATTTATTGTCAACCATTTGTGTTACCAAAATCTTGTTGATTAACCCACAATGTAAGGGGCATTCCACTTACCGATATGCAGATCCACATACCAACCCACGTTGAAGTAGTCGGATTGGATATCGCTCTTGTCCCAATTACCGTCATTCATTGCTTCCATGACTTCGGTCAAGAATGCCTTAGCATCGCCGTCGTAGTGTTCATGGAACCAGTAAGGGTTCACAGAATCGTAACCATTTGTATTAGGTTTAAAGCCACGTGCCACTTGATAGTGGTCATTACCACACACCCGATTACTGTTACCGATAAAATCAATCTTGCCTGACTTCAGGGTCAGTGACAGGGTTGAATGATGACGGACACTCAGTGAACCCTTGATACCAAACTTTTTCAGAATGGATTTAACTTTAGGGGCAATTTCTGCTTTGCGTTCTTGGGACATGTAAGCCATTTAAAACTCCTGTTGTTTGACTGAATAAGACTCTATTATATACCCGAACCGATTTATTGTCAACCGTTTAGAACAAATAATTTAGTACTGAATAAGTATTAAGACTAAATGCTATTCCGGTTATCCACCAAGCAAAGGAATACTTCTCGGATTCGATAAGCCAATACCCGGTCATTACCATGAAAAAAACACTTAAAATTATCATTTTAAGAATTAATCGTCATAAAAGGACTAAGTTCTTCCTCACTGGGTTCCATGTGTTCAAGTGTATCATACACCCAACTCAACGGAATGTTAAGAGTCCTTGCAATTTTAGTAGGGTGAACGCCATCTTCCAACATAAGTTGGACTTCCAAATCTAAATCAGACATTCTGCTCATTTTGAACTCACAGTAGTTTTAAACAAAAATCCACACAAGATAGTGATACCCCAAGCCTGTAGCCAGGACACTTCACTGACTCCTGCAACGGCCCCAACTAAGCAACCATTCCAAAGCATGTGTACAGGCCAACTTAGTAAGAAACTAAGTAACAATAGTCCTGCAATAGCAATGACAATTGCCCCAATCATAACAGCAATTTTTTCCATGATTATTACTCCGAAAATTCGTACATGTATTGAGCAACGCTAGGATCCAATTTGATAAGGTCCTTAGCGGCTCCTGTCAATTGACGATAGCGGGCTTGCACTTGACTACGGGGCAGTTCGCCATCGCAGGAAAGATTTTCAGGACTGAGTGCGGCATCAATCATTTCTGCCACTTGTTTGCGACCCTCACGGGTTTCAATTTCATATTGGCGACCCTTGAACATAGCGTTCCATTTGTTTTGTTGATCAATGTATTTTTGAAGTGCTTGCATGTTTAACTCCTGTTGTTTGACTGAATAAGACTCTATTATAAACCCAAACTGATTTATTGTCAAGTTTGGGTATGTTGTTTTTACGCAACTTCCAACATGTTAGCGGGCACTCTCCAATTAGAGAGTTTGTTGGTCTCACGGACAATGATAAATTTGCGATTTATTTTTTGAACAGTGCCGGTCACAGACATACCAGTGCGACTACTTGTAAATTTGACAAGTGTTCCGACCCGCATTTCACGTTTGTTTTGGTTAGCAATTTGTGACCTTGCAAATTTGATAGCGTCACCGATACTGGTCAATTCGTCATTGGTAAAGTTACCGAACATGATAGCTTGGTTGATTTGCTGAATTTGTGAAAGACGTTCCATTTAAAACTCCTGTTGTTTGACTGAATAAGACTCTATTATATACCCAAACTGATTTATTGTCAAGCCTTTTTAGACTTAAACTTTAGTATTCATTTTGTCGAGGATTTCTTGCGATTGGAGACGTGCGAGGACAATGCCGTACATGACATATCCAAAAAATCCAAGTACTCCTGCGCCCACGATATATTGGATAGTTTGTAGATCCATGTTAGTAAGTGCTAACTGAAGCAACGCAGTCGATCCGAGAATCAATGCAAAGATACCAATAGTTTGAAGTAATGCTTTTTGTTTCAACGACATTTTAGTTTCCCTTTTAAGTTAATATGTGTATTATAAACCCAAACTGATTTATTGTCAAGCCTCAAAGCCACGATTTTTGTGTTTGGGTTTACGATTGTAGGCAATCTTACTTTGCACAACCTTAGGTTTGAACGGCGTGTTTTCTTGGAAAAGCACACGGTGAGCCCTATGTTTGGGCTGTTCAATAGTGAAAGATAGGATTTGCTTTTTCATAACCCATAGTATAGCAGAATCCGTATTTATTGTCAACCGCCTCGGCCAGTGCTATAATGTGTACCCTTTGGGCCTTTTGAAACAAAAGTTCTACCATACAATTCACCTTGGTATTCGTCACTCTTGGCTACATATTTTAATACCAATTTGATTTTTCTGTCTAAACTGATACTAAGCAGACTTTGAGGTTTGAATTCAAGAACCTCAGCATCTACTGTTTGTCCATTGTCTACACAAGTGACCTTTGTTTTATCATCATACCTTATCATCGTCCTCTCCTAACACAGTTGAAATGTGTTTGACACTACGGATAGTAAAACTACGCCATTCTTTCTTTTCCAAATCAAACACTCGCATTGATGTGGTGCTTTCTTTCCTAGGTGCTTTACCTTCAACTACAGGTTTAACCTCTACTGGTGGCAGTAGTTCAGGTTGCAATGTGCATTTCATTACACGCTCAGTACCATCTTTTTTAGTAAAGGTTACTGTAACAGGATTAATGTGCAATACACCAGTCAACCATGATGCAAAAGAATTCCACTCAGTATCTGTCCAATGGGCAGTGATATTCATCCCTTTTCCTGTTCTTTCCAAGTTGTGAAAAAGTTCTGTATCTTCAATTCTTCATCCCAAGAACTACCATAATCATTGTCTTTATCACACAAAGCCAATGCTTCTTCCTTAGTAACAACACGATGAGACACAATTTGTTCCCCGATATGTTCTTGGCTAAATTCTTTAGCTTCGTTCATTGAAACAGTATCCAATGCCCATAGAGTTTTATCTTTACCGTACTTGTCTACACCAACAGGTACTTCTACCATATAGCGTTCACGGAATGTGCTGACACATTCAACAAGTACCCATTGTGTTGGTTCTTTCTTTTTCATAGTCCATGATCCGTCTTTGTTATCGATCCATTCAAGTGTATCGCCCTCTTTCCATCCTGCCTCTTGCATAAGGTCATCGGGAAATTCAAGTATAGCATCACCTGTTTCATTATCTTCTTTAACTTCTAGTGTCCAAGATTTGTTCATATTACCATCCTTATTAATCCAATTGTGTCAATCGTTGTTAGCAGTATATAGTTAGCAAGCATGCCAAAAGATTTCCTAGACCAAGAAGCCCAAGCATACAAGGCACAGCCAGTAATCCAAACAGGATAAAGAGCCAATAGCGGGGGATTAGGGACTGTGAATGCCATAGTAAGACTGCATCCAATACTAATAGCCCAAGCAAGCAACTCAATAAAAAAGCGAACTCGGTTAGACTTAAAATCATCTTTGATCCAGGAAAAGATACCGATTACTATATCGTTCATCCAAAATCCTGAGAATAATCTTCCATGATCGTATCTTCTTCCTGTTTTGCAATCACTTTACGCAATACTTCTTCAACCATTTGATTGAGAGTAATATCACGCTTGTGCGCTTCCATAAACAATTGCATCATCAAATGATCATCCAATTCTAACGGGACTTGCACACGCTTATCAAACTTTTCGCCATTAAACATAGCCAGTGCCTTTTCAAGGAAATCTTCTTCTACTTCCAAATCAATCCACTTAACATCATCCCATGCTTGATTAGGATCTACATTGCGTTGTTTTGATTCGGCAATGTAAGCATCACTATAGTCTGAATTCATCCAACGATATGGACTTTTATCTTCCGTCCATGCCTCAGAGTTAATTGAGACTTCCGCAGAATAGACTATTTGGTTAACAGTACTATACACTACCGATAGGTGAGCATAATCACTTTCATAATCTAGGTATCGTGCATCAGGATAGCATTGCCATTGATACTCGCTACCACCAGTAATTCGGTGATCGGTAATTTCGTTAATCTGACTTAGATTCATGTTTCAACTCCATATAAGGTTCAATTGTGTTATTATATATCTGTTCCATTGTTTTGTAAAGCATTTTGGCATCCTGCTCAGTCATGCCTGCTGTCCAATTTGGTTCAGCAAGTTCTTTCCGTAACCCATAATCATGTCGGTATGTGTAACACATATCGGTGATAATTTCTTCTTTTGATTTCATCTTTGCCTTATTTTTCTACATTCATTAATTACAAAATCAGGGTATTGATTTTGTGCTCCTAACACTTGTGTACAATTAAAAGTAACTGTTATTTCATCCGAATCATCATATTCCTGATGCATAAAAAACCCATACACCAACATAAAGGCAAAAATTATGCACATTATTAAAAATATAGGATGTATCAAATCAGCCAATCTATTTGGACTAGGAAATCTGTTCATATATAGCAATCTACTAATGTACCAATATAAAATTGATATCTATAATTGTTGTAGTCTGTGCGATTTTTTAAATTTTCATATTGGTGCATTTCTTCTAAATTTTTACGGAGTTCACGTTCCTCTTCCAATCTCTTTTGTTCAGTATACTTGATTCTTTTCCAATCATAATATTCATCTACCCTGTCATAATGTTTGTTGAATATTTCTTTACGCAATTCAAGTTCATGCTTGTGGCGTAAGGTGTAATCTAACAATGGGGTTGGTGTACTTACAGTGGATTTTACATTAACGCTCATTCGTCCTCCATTTTGTTATTTTCGTAGTCCCAGTGCCGACTGTCATAAAAATTAAAGTGTATATTGTAGCCAAATATACCTAACCCAATATATAAGCCTGCATGGCTTTGTCTAACAGTCCAATTAAACATAAAGGACACTATAGTTGCGTCTTTATAGACCTCTAGTTCAATAAACTTATTTTTAAATACAGTAGACCAAGTTTTAGACCAAAGGTTTTTAAACTCTACGTCAAATGGATGTGAAATATTAAATCTAAGGTCAATCATAAAAATATTTAAAAATTATTATAACACATACTACTAGTATAAAGATAGTGCTTTCGGTAAAATACATTATTCTTCAATTTCCTCTATTGCTATTGGTTTGTCAGGAATATTTTCAGTGTCGCCGTCTTGTGCATATACAAATCCCAAATTCAACATCTTTTGCTCTTCGGAATAGGTACAATGAGGACGGAACACAAACAGCCGTAGAGTAAGATTATCTCGGCTGTAGTAGATCCTATACCGAACTTGTTCCACACCCAAAGTGTCAGCTAGTTCCTGCAATGTGAATGCGTCAGACCAATCCTCAGTTACACTGGTGCGAGTCTTTTCAAAGTAAAAATCCTGCATACGCGGTATGGCCGCTGCCTTGGCGGCCGCTAGCTTTTGCTCACACCATGCAATCTTGTGGTCCAGCATTTCTGTTGTGATTTCGTTGGTCATTCTTCAACTCCGAAATGTTGTTTAATCAAATCACCCTGTGTCTTACCACCTTCAGCAAGAATCCAATCAACTTGGTTAGCACATTCCTGCACAATCAAATCGGCGAACTTTTTACATTCTGGCATCTCCCAGTGTCCAATACCAAACATATCTTTTTCATACCCAGCCTGTTCAGCAAGGTCTTTAATTCGTTCGTTCATTACTTTACTCCAAATGTATTCAGTGCTGGACGCAATGTGTTAATCAATTCAGTCTCGCGGGCATGAGCAGGGCGCTTGCCACGTACAATCTCAACGACACCAAATACGAAACTGTCGGCACCTTGTTCACGCAAGGCACGTGACAAACCCCAATCTTTGTTCTCAGTCAAGGCACGTTGCATATGCTTTTGCATACGACGGCGTAATGTACGAAATACATTGCCCTTGAATGACACAGCAGTCAGACCGATGTAGTACTCAAG